TCTATCAACATTACTCTCCACAGAGTATCAAGAGAAGGCATCTACATTAGGTTATGTTCCTTTGAGAGGTGAGATACTACAGAAGTCACGGGATGCCGTACAGCGAATAGGAAAGTAGATATTTACATAAGTTCAATAAGACCTCCTTATCACTACCATAAGGGGGTCTTTTTGGTGTTCGGACAACCGTACAATTGTAAAGTTGTGTAAACTTTATGTTTACTATATAATTATGTACGTAACAAAACTTTACACAAAGGAAACAATGACTTCTACAACATCAAGGTACACAACAACTGAATCAGGTGGTCGCCAGAATATGTTTTCAGCGGAGACACAACCTTGGGTTGATGAGAATTCATCCTATGAAGGTTATGCTAAGAACGCTGAGAAAACCAACGGACGTTGGGCAATGATCGGTTTCGTAGCACTACTAGGTGCATACGTTACAACTGGACAAATCATTCCAGGTGTATTTTAAAATGAAAGTTCTTATCCAAACTCTATTCCTAGGAATAGTTGCAACAACAGTTGTATACGCCCCAACTATCGCATACGTCTAATGAATTACTGGAAGAACGCAGAACAAATCAATGGTCGCCTTGCGATGATGGGTTTCTTCGCTGCCGTAGTTAACTACGGTTTTACTGGCTGGGTTATACCTGGCATCTTTTGACCAATAGGTCTTTACACCACTCGCAATAGCGAGTCACTTTTACCCCTAACAATTTAAAAAGGAGAAAACAAATGACACCCGAAGCAGAAAAGTTTAACGGATGGATGGCAATGCTAGGATTCGTAGCAGCAATCGGAGCATACGCAACAACAGGTCAAATCATTCCTGGTATATTCTAATGAACAATAAGCAAATCTTTTTAAGAGCAAATGGCAGAGCAGCAATGATTGGATTCATTGTACTCTGTGCATCATACGCAACAACTGGCAACCTTATTCCTGGTATCGTTTAATGACAAAGCAAACACCAAAAACTGAAGAGAAGGTAGACTTCTCTATTGCTGAGAAATGGAATGGCATCTTTGCCATCGCTGGATGTGGAGCACTAATCATATCCTATTCACTAACAGGACAAATCATTCCTGGTTTCGTATAATGAGACATCCAGTACCCCTAAAGGTCGTACCATATATCTTTATGGTAGCAGCAAGCATCAGTACTTTTACTGGGGTACTGGTATGACTTGTACATTATTCACAATCAAGAGATCTACTCTTGCAAAAATATTATTAGTAATAAACTTACCTTGGTTAGTAGTTTCTGCTACAGCAGCATCTGTAGTCAGTACAATTACCTAACGCAAAAGTTTACAAAACTAAATAATTACTCCTGACGTTTATCTTCAAATAAAAACATGGGCGACTTTATAGCCGCAACAGACAGCATTTCACCCTTTACTGCAATCCTATGGTGTTTCTACCCCGTAGGTATTTTAGTAGGACTCGAATTATTTCTTCGTGCTGCAAATGATGATGACGATGATGATCCCGAAGGTGGAGTAATGTCACCAGTTTACCAAGGAACGTAACATGTATCAATTAATATTTCTTGCAGTAGTATCATTAACTGCAATCAACGGATTACCATTCGTTTTTAACTAACACTCATAGCTGAGGAGCACAAGCTTAAATGACTCAATTTTTACTAAAGAATGCAGGCTTTATGCCTGTGTTTGAATTTTTATTTTTCCTAGCAGTAGGAATTACAGCAGGTTCAATCGGATTAATTTAATGGAAACATTTAAAATGACTTTGATGATACTAGGGACAGTTGCATCTTTTACAACTCTCTGGATGACTATGATGTATTACATGATGGATGAGTGATGACAGAAGAACAAGCACTCGTAAGAGAACAGGCAATTAAAATCCTGTATAAGAATTTTGGACAAGACGATACAATATACACATGTGCAGATGAGTGGTGCAAGAAGCAATCTACAACTGCTGGACTTGTCAGTTACTATAAGGCATACTATAATCAGTTGAAGGATTCGACTAATGCAGCATGATACCTAATGTAAAATTCTTTATGAAGGGTGATGGCAAACCGCTAATCAAAACTTCTAGAGATATATTTGATAATAAGAGAGTAGTTTTATTTTCTCTACCTGGTGCGTTTACACCTATATGTTCTACTAAAATGCTTCCAGCATATGAGAACTTATATTTGGAGTTTAAAAAATTTGGAATTGATGAAGTCTATTGTATCGCAGTCAATGATTGTTTTGTAATGGATGCATGGGCAGAAGATCTTTTCATATCTCATGTGAAGATGTTGCCTGATGGTAACGGTGACTTCACTAAAGGTATGGGAATGTTAGTTGCTAAAACTAATCTAGGTTATGGCAATCGTTCATGGCGTTATGCTACAGTCATTAATTCTGGTGAGATTGAGTGGTTAAGTGAAGAACCAGGACACAGATCTAATACTGATCAAGATCCATACGAACAATCTAAACCAACCAAGGTTCTTGACTATTTAAAGAAAGTTGCTAAATAGATCACGGTTTAAAGAAAAATTATGAAATTTAACGATATTGCTAATGCCATTAGCGTCATATCAGGAGTAACTCTCGCTGGTATTGTAGGTGTAGGAGTATACACTTATGTAAATAAAGATGCTATTATTGATGGTATTAAAGAAGCAGCAATTGAATCTGTAATGGGTAGTTTGGGTGGTGGATTACCTGGTACAGGAGCTCTGGAATCTCTTCCTCTAGGAACTAATGATCTTCCTTCTCCTTCTCCACAAGCATCTATGCCTTCTGCACCTCAAGCACCTGTGCAGTTTTAGGATACCTAAATAGGGTTTAGTTATATTAATCCCATGCCAGAAGATATTAAAGAAGAAGTAGAAGAGAAGAAACCTGAGAAGAAAGGGTTGCTTCAAAAAGCAAAAGATGCTATACTTCCTGATGCAGACGAACAAGCTGCTATCATTTCGACAGCAGTCAGATTGGGCGTTTTGGTCTGGAGTGGTGGAATATTGACTCTTAACTATGTGGCAATTCCAGGAGTGCCACAACAGAAGATAGATCCAACTTTTATAGCTTCGGTTTTTACTGGAGTTTTAGCTAGCTTCGGAATTCAGACAGCATCCAAGAAGGGTGATGGAACTATGAAGATGAATGGAAATGGTAACGGTGGTAATGGTGGTAGTGGAACAGTTCAGACAATTAAGATTGAACAGATGCCATTAAAAATTATTGCTGCTGACATTCCACCTACATTAGATCCAAAGAAAAATCAAAAACCACCAACAGTATAAATAAATTATACTAGTTGACGATTATCAAGGAAGTAAAGATGGCACTTAACGACCCAACATTAGCAAGAGTAAGAGACATTGCTGCTAAAGTAAAAGCAGGAACTACTGTATCCACAATGGATTTGACATGGGCACAGAAGCAAGCTATCCATGACGATACTGCTGCTGCTGATCTCAAATCTGCTGGAAAATATGTAGAGGCAAAAGATCAATAAGATCTGATTAATACTCAAATATAAAGAAATCTCTTTTTCACATTTGTGAGGGAGATTTTTTTATGGTAATATATATTGTATAGTATTGAGGTAATCTAATGTCTTGTAACGACCACGAGAAGATGAACCCAGTTACGCATGCTTTATATCATGTGAAAGAGTGGGATAAGAAAATGGCAAAGAAGATACAGAACAAGTTTAACTTGACTGATTATCAAATGCTTTGTCTTGCATTTGCAAAAGGATTTATTATAGGAGCAATAGTATTATGATAGAACTATTCATTTTAATATCAGTAATCTATGGCATAAGTTATGGGTTAAGAACATACAGACACCTACCGTCAGCGAGTCCAGACAAGAATAGGTAATTTTTACTATTCATGCTATAAATAAATGTAGTATGGGATTGAAAGATCATGCCCCTGACTAGACATTATACGGTTGGTTATCACGATAATCACAATCATAAAGTAGAAATTTGTGAGTATGCGATAGACGCATATCAAGCAATACAGAATGCAAAGGAGGATGTTCCAGGTTTATCGGATCATCCTCATTCTTGTGAATACTGCATTTTAGAATTATGAGTAAGATAATAAAAAATAAACATGAGATCATGTGGTGGATGAGCAGATTAACTATCATGCTCACTTCACTCCTCCTATCATTTACATTAGCATCATCTGCTTGGGCTGCTGAGATACAGATGGGTAAAGATGGAATGTTAGTATTTGCACCATGCGAACTAACAATTGCTGTTGGAGATACAGTTACCTTTGTCAATAACGAACTGCCTCCACACAATGTTATGTTCACAGACCATAGCGAACTCTCACACAACGACTTAGCATTTGCACCTGGTGAAACTATTGAGGTTACCTTTGAGCAAGCAGGTGACTATGAATTCCAATGTGATCCTCATGCTGGTGCTGGTATGAAGGGTGTTATACATGTACAATAAAGTACTATTATAAATTATATTAATACTACTTATTAACATATGTTATCTACCGCATATCGCCTTCGGTTAGAAGGAATCTGCAAAGCAATTGCAGCAGGAACAGAAGTCAGTATAGACGATATGATATGGGCACAAAAATTATCTAAAGCAAATACTTCAGCAAGAGGTATGTTAAACAAGGCTCGTCGGATGAGTACAAATCCAGACGAGTCTTTTCTTAATCACTTGAATATTGGAGACCCCGATTCAAGTAATCACCGTAGGGGTTTCGGATCACCTGATGAAGTAGTAGACTGGTTCCATCAAGAACGTCCTGATGATTGGAGGCAACGTGACTGATATATCAAATAAAGATTCAGAGCAGGACGTAAGGATTGCTGTCATTGAGAGTACTCTAGAGAATGCTACTCGTAGAATGGAATTGATTCATAAAAGAATTGATAGGACAGACGAGAGAATCACAAAACTAAATGAAGATGTAAGAGAGAGGATTAGAGCACTTGAGAAATGGGTATGGGGTGCAGGTGCTGTACTCACTGCCTTTATTGTTATAGGTGGTGTGGTAGGAGATTTAGATCTCCTTCCTGACAAGGAGGTTATTGAAAATGTATCATGAGTGAAGTAGTTCACAGTGTAAATATTATGATAGCTATACTTCTGGTAGGAGTATGTGTTACAATATACTGGATATTTAAGTACGATGATTGGAATCCTAATCCCATTATTACTGATGATGA